ACTCCAACAGCAACATTACTATGCCCTGTGGTATTTAATTTTAATGCGTTAGAGCCAACTGCCGTATTGTTATCAGCAGTCGTATTAGCTCCTAGACTATTATAACCTATGGCTGTATTACTGCCTCCTGTGGTATTAGCATCTAGTGCTTGATAACCAACTACTACATTATATCCACCTGTTGTATTAGCAGTCGCAGCTTCACTACCAACTGCCGTATTATTAACACCCGTAGTATTTGCGTTTAAAGCATTAAAACCAACTGCTGTGTTGTTATCTGTTGTATTATCACTTAAAGTACCTTTGCCTATAGCTGTATTAGAATGTCCAGTGATATTAGTAGTCAAAGCATTATAACCAACTGCTGTGTTGTTATCTGCTGTTGTATTTGCATCTAACGAACCTTTACCAACTGCTGTATTTTGAGTACCTGTCGTGTTTTCTAAAAGAGCATGAGTACCAACTGCTGTATTATTATCTGCCGCATTTGCATTTAATGCAGCCCTACCAATAGCAGTATTATTATCTTGGGTTGTAAGAGTACTTAAAGAACTATCTCCTACTGCTGTATTGTATTGACCTGATGTAAGTGCATCTAGTGCAGCAAAGCCTACTGCCGTATTTCTATCGCCAGAAGTTAAAGCTGCAAAAACACTATCACCTAAACCTGTATTATAGTTTGCAGCATCTAGTGTGCCTGTACTTGCGTTTTGACTAATTAAAATACTGTCAGTAAAGTTTGTAGCATCTGCTAAAATACTTATACCATTAAGAGTACCGCTTAAATCAAGATTACCATTCATATCAATAGTGGTAGCGTTTAGTTCTAATTCAGTATCGGAAACTAGGTCTAGTACTCCATCTGCTGATTGGTGTATATATGTACCAGAATCACCAAATTGTAATTGTCTAGTGCTGTTAAGTAATATACCTGTATCTGCAACATGGGTAAGAGTAGTGTCTGTATCTGCACCAAAACCTAATACTGATGCGTCTGACTGTAATGTTAAATCATCATCTATAAATAAATCAGGTACTGCTAAATCTTGTAGCATATCATACACTACGGCACCTGAGCCTGCTCCATCAGTAGCTATCATCTTGACTTGCCCAGCAAGTATCGCTACATTGGCACCACTACCTTGTGACATTGTGAGTGTGTAGCTAGTTGCGTTTTCTATAACCCAAACTTTAGAAACTGTGTTTGGTGCTAAAGTCACAGTACAAGCTTGACCTCCACCTGTGAGTTTAAGGTACATTCTTCTAGGTTCACTATTAGTTTCTGTACCATCTGGTATAGTGAGGGTATCAGTTGAAGCGTTAGCTACAGCTTTAGTTGCATAGCCGAATGCCTCTCCTATGAGAGTCAAATTAGTGTTAGTAGTAGTACCCCAAGTTCCACTACCGTCTCCAGTAGCCATTTCATTTAATCTTAAATTATTAACGTATGTACTTGCCATTTTCGTCTCCTATGTGATTATAACCTATTTTTCATAAAAATTAAGCAACTTCTTTCCAATTTGCTGTTTGTGCGTCATCAATACTACTATAGTTTGGTGTTTGTGTGGTACTAATTGCACTATAATTTGGTGTTTGGTCATCTGCAATAAGTCCCCAAACATTAACTCCTTGTATTTCTCCTGTTCCTACAACTCCTTCTACAGTTACTACGTTAGCGGCTATAACCGTTATATAACCTAAAGCTGTTGTTCCTTCATTTCCTGTTACTGAAAGTATATTTTCACAAACTAAACTTACACTTCCTAACGCGGATGTTCCTGCATTCCCTGTTACAACTACCGTTGCTCCTGCAGTAACTGATTCGTCTCCCAAAGTACCTGCCGAAGCAGAACCAGAAACACCAGTTACTGCCGCACCCATAGTAATAGCATTACCTAGTGCGGATGTTCCTGCGTTGCCCGAAGCGGAAATGTTAGCTTCAGCAACGACAGTTTCGCTACCTAACGCAGATGTTCCTGCGTTGCCTGTTGCTGATATATTAGCCTCAGCAACTATAGTTTCACTTCCTAAAGCAGAAGTTCCACTTACTCCCGTAACAGCTATAAGGGCTGTGGCTACTACTGTTTCACTACCAAGTGCAGAAGTACCTGCAACTCCCGTTACATTTACTGTAGTTACTGCGGGTTGACCCCAAGGACCAATCCCCCAACCAGCACGACCCCATCCAGCCATTTATTAAGCTATTCTTATAATAGCGTTTGATGCATCTGCTGTAGGAAATTGGATAGTAAAATCTCCGTTGGTAGATGTTTTATCTCCACCAAATGCTAAAATAGCAACAGCAGGGTCTCCTGATGCACTATCATTAAATATCATTGCTCCATTAGCAGTTATAGTAGCAGAACTAAAAGTTAAATCTGCAAAATCAGTTAATGCAGTTGTTCCTGAAGTAGTTGGCGTAACATTAGTTAACGCACCACCTTTAGCAGTATAGTTAGTTCCACTTACTTCATTACTTGTTGTATATGCAGTTGTACTAGCACCTAATGATGCAGAACTTGTATATAAAGCAAGATTAAATGTATTACCGCTAGTTGCAGTAAAGTTGTGTGTAGCTGTCATCAATTCTTTTTTAAATGAAGTACACATTGCTTGGGTTATTGCCATTACAGCCTCCTTATAATATCAGCCATATCTTTATGACCTTGTTTTTCTAATAAACCTGCTACTGTGGCTCTATCGCTCATAATAGCTTGTTTCAAATATAATAAAACGACTTGTGTCATATTATCTTTAAATGCTCGTGCCTGTGCTTTTACCATAGGGTCTGCATTATCGCTAATACTAATAAGTCTTTCCATTATTCTTTCAGTCCAATATTCTGGACTTAAACCTTTATTTTTTGTTGTTTGAACATTAACGTCTCCCATTGTTGTTTTTACATCAACACTAAACACTATCTACTCCTCTGGACATTATTTTTATTTGGTCATTCCTAGCTTCATCCCTTACGTTTTTAAACTCACCTAATAACTTTAACGTAGCTAGTGCTTCTTGAAATTTATTTTCGTACAACCCAACAACATCAGGACTTTGTTTTAAAAAGACAGCACCTTCTACTAAAGAACCATATAACATGGCGTTAGGAGCATTTTCAGAAAGCCAACTTTGATTACTATCTCCTACTGTTGTTAATGAAGCAGGTCTATAATTATAATGTAATTCTACAGAATAATTACTATCAGGTGTTGGAGCAACTAAAAAACTATTTTCATCAAACTGTGAATAGTAAAGAGGTTTGCCTGTTGTTGCTGCTGCTGGGGTGTAATCTCTTATAAATGAAACTTGTTTTAATAATAAGTAAGAATAATTATTACTTCCGTCTATTACAGCTAAACTATACGGAGATAAAAAATCATCAGGCATCGATAAATAAGTGTTTCCTGATGTAAGATTTCCATTAACATTTTTACGAAAAACAGGTAATTCAACCGATTTTAATATACGTTCTTCCGTTGTTTGAATAAACGTATCTAATGTACTTGTAAATGTTGATTCGGTACTATCTAAATAATTTTGTATTGCGGTTTTTAATCCACTATATGTAAATCCTGCCATTATGTTATACTCACTGTTACGTCGCCTACTGCCCCAGTTATTTCTTGTCCCTCTAGTGTACTACCTATTGGGTCACTTTTAAAAGTCATTCCTGCAGCAGAAGCGTTATTTGTTATTACAACACCTAATTGTGATTTAGGTAATTTAACTTCTGGTCTTGGTTTCCAAAGAGCTTCAGCATCCGCTCCTATATTTGGTGGGTCTAATTGTGGGTGTTTAGGCTCATAACATTCATCACAAACTCTATTACCTTCCCACGTCATTTTTGCAGTTTTATAAGCAAAAGCCCAACCGCACGTGTCACAAACAAACTTAGCGTATTTACCAGAAGCGTAACTCATTATATATACTCATGTTTAGGTACTAACCTTAACGGGGACCTATCCTCATCATATTTAAGAGCATTTAATAAATCCTGCTCATATTGTTGTTTTATTATAGGCAGTTTTTGTGTATTCTTTTTTAAGCATAAATAATAAGCTAAACCAGAAACTAAACAAGGCATAAACCTACTAGGTATGTCTATGTCTTGTATCGCTGCATCTGCATCCTCTATTCTACGCCAAACATAGTAAATGAGTTTGTCAGTTGAATTCTCTGGTGTTGGATAAAGATGAATTACTGGTGTTTTTAATCGTTCTAACCAATATTCTGTGGGTCTAGCTTTTGTTGCCTTATTAGGAATACCTACAAACTCATTTCTGTCTATTCGGTCTATTGTATAATCAGTAACAACATCACTAACTGTCGTTTGTATATAGGCGTCTAAAATATCAATATCGTATGCATTGATAGTATATTCACTTGTACCTTCTGTTAATGTAGTGGTTACTTTAGCAATATTCCACATTTGAATACCTCTGTTTGACCAATCAGCAAACATAATATTCAAAGAACGTCTAGCTGTAACAGCGTCATAAGACGTACGAGCTTCCAAACCTGCAAGCTCGTACGCTTCTTCAATAGCCGTTGCTACATCTAAACTAAATGTGCGAGTACCTGAAGTCGCCATGGATTATGAACCTGGAGCTTCGTAATACTTTAAAAACTCACACCAAACAGTGTATTCATTACCTGCATCAGAAGTTGAAGGAATAACTAAAAGTACATCCCCCGAATATCCTGAAGCTGCAGTATTCTTTAAACCACCGATATCACTAAAATCAAATGAATTATCGTAACCAAGTGTTAAAAAAGTTACATCTGTAGTAGCGTCCCAATCAAGAGAAGCAGGAGCATCAGGTGCCCCAGTACAAGTGTACCAAATTTTGTTTAAAGCAACATGTGTACATGACTCACCGTTTAAAGT